TTCTTAACTTAGATGGATTAATTAAAGTATCAACTGAACCTACAAACTCACACTCAAACTCAGTAGCAAATTGTGCTTCACTAGTGTTTCTTATAGTTTCTTCTTTCCACTTATCATCTCTACCTGGTACCTCTGACCAATGTACTTCAATAGGTACATAATCATTTCTTTTATGTATTGCGTCATTCCACAGTTTATAAAACATATTCATTCCATGTGGTGTAGATACAATCATTACTTTAGATTTTTTACCAGAAGAAATTGTAGGATATACTGAACTAAAAAATTGCTCAGATATATTATTAGGTATGAAAGCAAACTCGTCAAGGAATATTATGTTAAATGAACCACCTCGAATAGCAGAACTTGATGTTGCAGCTGCAAGTATCTTTGAACCATTTTCTAATTCAAGTGAACCTTTGTTCCAATTTAAGACACCTTGTTGTAACCATTTAGGTAAATTTTCATATGCAAGTTGAAGTCTACCTAATAAATCTCTAGCAGTAGAACTCTTATTGGCAAGTATGGCCACATTGATATTGTCGTTAAATATAACTTGATGTAATAGATACGCAATGATAGTTGTTGATTTACCTGATTGTCTAGGCAGTTTACAGATAGAAAAACGATTATCGTGGAACGTCTTAACCATTTTTTCCTGAAAATCATACATATTAAAAGGAACTAATCCTTCATCAATATTTACAATTTTTGTATATGTTTTTACAAAATGTATAGGGTCTTCCATACATTTAGCAATCTCTCTTATTTGTTCTTCAGTATATTCTTGTTTGAGATTTGCTTTGTAAAGATTAGGATTACCTAAGTACGCTTCACTCATCATTTACCTTTTTAAAATTTTGATCTTCCTCAGACTGAACATCTTTATTTTTATTTTTCAACATTTTATGTAATTCAGCTGAAGAACCTACAAATAGTGCTTGTTTGATATTTGTACTTGTTTTATTAGGAACATCTTTTAGATTTTTTAATTTACTTTGTAAGTCTTGTAATTTATCTACAGTATCAGCAACCTGTTTAATTAAGTTACCTGCAACCTCATAGGCACGTGGATGTTGACTTTCATTTGCAATATCTAATATACCTTGTATTGCGTCTTGCCCTCTTTCAATTAGATTATAGTAATTTTCTCTACTATATTTGTAGTCGTTATCAATATCTTCTTTGTTCTTATCTTCTATTCTTGGAACAGGTGGAGTATATTCTTTTTTAACTACAGCCTTCGTAGCAGGCTTATCGTTAGAGATGCCAAGGGCTTCGTTTATTTTTTCGTCTATGCTCATAATTATTCATCACCATCATTTGTTGGATTATAGTTTTTAGAATCCGTATAGGTACTTATAGTTGTTGTAAACCCAAAGTCATCATTTGCGTCAGCTGATGTGGGATCTGGTACAACAACAACTCTTTCTTCTCTTTTAGGACCTCCTGATGTGTCTGTATATAAATCAGTTTGTGTTTCTTTAATAACGCTTTTAGAATAAACAGGACCATACAAATATGTTTTAGCAGTAAAACTTAAAGTATAGTTTACAGCTCTTCTTGTTGTAAATGCACCGTCATATGTGTCCTCATAATTAACACTATTTAAAGTTATAGGTACATCTCGTTTAATACCCATTTCAGGAATTGCATTAATTGTAACTGTATAATCTGGTTGAAAATAAGGCAACAACTGTTCTATTATTTGTAATCCATCCTCTGCTGTAGCAGTAAATGAATATAAATTAAATGATATATTGTAAGGTACAGGATTGTATTGATAATACATTTTACTTGCGTCTGAAGTATTAACATTTTTAAATTTACCAATCCTTTGTAATTTACGAGATGAGTCATAACCTATGCCTGATATTTCAAAACCCATACGTGGTAAAGTTATAGCCATTTCTCTTTGATCTAAATTAGGCTGTTGCTCTAATCTTACTAAAAACTTTTCTTTTGGTGAATATGCTAATGGTACTTTTATCTTTTGAATAACATCTCCATCACTATTTGTTCTATGAATAACAATGTTATTAAAAATTGTACCAAACGCTACAACTACTTTTCTTAATGACTCGTGGTAAAATTGTTTTCCAAACATTATTCGTCTACCTCACCAAATGGATTACGTTCCGTAAAATCTAATATATCATCATCCTGCGAATCATATGTATCATTGTCAGCATAATCTCTTGTTTGAGTGGCTAAATTAAAATCATCATTTTCTAATATTGCATAGTTATAATTACCTAAAATTGAGTCACTTGACTCAAGTAATAACCCACCACCATCTTCTAAAATTAGTTGATGTTGTAATGTATCTATTGACAACCTATCTTCAGCTTGATTAATTTCTGGCATACCAGTATCAAGTTTTTCTGAACTATATTCAAATCTAGTTGTTTTTAATTTATAAACTGGCAGATTACCTAATTGAAAGAAAGGCTCTTGGTCTTCAACAAACTGTATTTCAAAAAAACTATTCATTAAAGGAACGTAAATAACATCACCTTCGTTAGGTCTTCCTGTTTTTATAAGTGTTGCTAAACTGTCAACTTGATTTTGCCAACGTCTTTTTGAAATTACAAACGTTGTGTCTTCTCTTATTTCTAAACCAAATTTAGATACCAATTCTTGTTCACCTGCAAAACCCTCAGTTGTTTCAACATACATTTCTAACATATATGATTGATCAAATTTAGAAAGAGTATCCTCTCCTAAAACTAAATCGTGGTTAACTAATGTTCTTGGTAAGTAGTAACAATCGTGGCCGTAAATTCTTAGGCCTTCTATGATTAAATCTTCGTGTAATCTTTTTTCAGCATCGTTTCCGATTCCGTTGCCACCTTGGAAATAATGATTAACTGGCATGGCATTATCCTATCATATACGTTACAGGCGTTTCGTATGTGCCTCTTATTTCTTCTTCTAATTTTCGTATATCTTCTTGTGCTTCTTGGAATATCTGTTGACCATTTAATGTAACTCCACCGATCATAGTCACACCATTAAATTTTGAAAGGTTTGCACCCCATTGTCTTTTAAATAAGGCTGTAACGTATCTTTTTAAGTATATGTCATTATAAACATCTGTCATAACTGTAGGGTCTAGTTTTCTAAAACATTCAATTACAAGATACTCACCAACTGATATATCAGTTTTCCAATCCATATCTACAAATAACTTGTTGTTGTACTGATTAAATCTGATAGGTTTTTCACCTACCAATATGTGGTCTAAAAAATCTAAATGTCTTAATACCATATCATAATGAATAATTGATGTTGATGAAAAATCGTATAGATCGTTTAGTCTTAATTGGTATCTTATGTCAAATAAGTTTTGATTACCTCTATTTGAAAGAGGAAAAATTCTTGTTACTGCCAATACAGCTTCAGGTACTACTATAAAATTATTTTGTTCAGTCCACGTAGTAGTTACAGAATTTTTAGTTACACTTGAAGAAGTGTCTCCTGTAGGGGATTTAATTCTATCTACATCTGTTTGAGTAACTTGATATTTTAGATATGTTCTTTCAACACCATCATAATGATATTGAGCAAAGTATTGTAACGCTTCATCTAATCTATCTTCTAATTGATCATCATCTACGTTAATTTCAATAACAGGCTTACCTAATGTTCTTAAAGCGTACTGTTTTAATTCTTCTCTACTTGCTGGGTTGGCCATATTAATCCTTTATTACTATTTATATGATTTTCCATCTAGCAATTACACGTACCTATAGTAATCACAAAATAACGTTTTATGATGTAGATTAATAATTTTTACGTTGCAGAACCGTATAACGATTTAACTACAGATCCAGAAGAGTCTAAAATCTGTAACTGAACAGCACTATTCAAGTTTGATGAAGTCAAACCAGAAATTGTGTTTGAACCAGCAGCAATCGTTTTGTTTGTCAACGTTTGTGTTGAATCTAATAACGCAATACTAGCTGTATCTGATAAATCAGTTGAAGCGATTGAGATGTTTGCACTACCATCAAATGATTGACCAGCAATTGTTCTAGCAGTTTCAAGTGTAGTTGCTGTTGTAGCATTACCTTCTAGTGCTGCTACAATTGTACCACTTGCAATTGTTAAATCACCAGTGTCACTTGCAGTTGCAGTTGTAGTACCAAATATAAACTTATCAGCACTTTCATCCCAAGCCATAATCGCATTGTCACCAGTACTTCCTCTTTCGATTAAGATACCAGTATCGTTAGCGTTTGAAGCTGCACCAGAGTTTAACTCTATTAAGTTGTCACTAATTGTTGTGTTTGTAGAAGCAACAGTTGTAGTTGTTCCGTTTACAGTTAAGTTTCCTGTAACTGTTAAATTTGTTGAAACTGTTGTATCACCAGAAATAGTAACAGTATTACCTGAATTAGGATTAATCTCTATATTTCCACCATTGGCAATCGTAATATTACTTGTTGAGTTTTGTATGTATAAAGCACCTGTTCCAGCATTATCAATTACTGTCTGTGTAGAGTCAGCGTCACCATATTTAATATCATCAGATGATAAAGTAATATTACCTGTACCATTAGGATTTAAATTGATGTTTGCATTGGCAACGGATGATGCTAATGTAACACCACTAGTGTTATACAAAGTTGCAAAATTAGTAGAACTGCCTTCAGCACCAGTGGCAAAAATCACACCATTTCCTGGTGCGGATAATGTTATTGCAGATGCTTGAGGCAAACCAATATAACCATCCATCATTCCACCATTTGTTTTAAATACTAATCCAGAGCCACTTTGTATATCAATACCGCTATTACTATCCGTGATGAAAAGTTTTGTACCAGTGCTATAAATTTGTTGATCGTTGTCAGTACCAAGTCGTATTTCAACGTTATCAGCAAGTGTCATAGAAGTCCCTATCGCAGGACTTGTTAAAGTTTTATTAGTTAACGTTTGTGTTGCTGTTGTTCCAACAAATACACCATCAGCACCAGCCTCAAGTGCAGAATTAAATTGTGCAAAAGAACCTGATATTGTATTACTTCCTAAAGCAATAGTTTTATTAGTTAATGTTTGAGAACCAGTTAATGTTGCAACTGTACTATC